CTTCTTTAGTTTCTTCCTCTTTTTCTTCCTCTTTCACTTCTTCAAAATCATCTGATTTCTCTTCAGTAGGAGTTTCTTCAGTTGAAGCTTCGGTTTCTACTTTTACTTCTGCTTCTGGGTTTTCTTCAGTTGAAGTTTCTGTTTCAGCTGAAGTATCTTCAGTAGAATCTTGAGTTGGTTCTTCAGTTTTTTCTTGAGAGTCCTTACCACCCATTAAAGCATCAGCAGGGAGTTTATCAATGTTTGTGTAATTAGTGTTAACATATTTTACAATTTCTTCAGCTATGTCAACATCACCAAAAATTTGACGTAAATTTTTTCCAGCTGTATCTTTAACCTTTTTTACATAAGAATTAATTAAAGATTGTGGTATTTCTACAAAGGTTCTCACCTTATAGATATCATTTACCTGAAGTACAGATTCCTTGATTATTTCAAGTTGTTTTCTATCAGTTGTATATTTTTCAAATTTTCTTAGATGTTTCATCTTTTTAAATAATTTTTTTATATTCTATATATTAAGTATCAAAATCAGTTTTTTATGAAATATGCTACTGCTGCAATTACTTGTAAAACATTAAGTCCGATACTTATACCTTTGTCTATTTTCTGTCTTCTGATTTCGCGTTTTAGTTCAACTATTTCATCTTTATAGACACTTTCTATTTCAGTTGAAAGAGTATCTGCAGATTGGCAGCTATCTAAAGCCGATCTAATATTTCTTAATTCATCATCTTTTTTAGAAACTTGTGATTCTAAGTAGTTATTTTTTTCTTGAGAGAGCGAAAGTTGATCTCCCAGAGCATTTATAACTTTTACAAAATCAGCGTCTACATTTTCGCAATCAATCTGAAGCTGTTTTAAAAGTTTTAGCATTTCTAAGTCATTATCTAACTTTTGAGCTTGCTTAACAGATAATACAACACCAATTGTATCATTATTTTCTATGAGATAATACGGTGGAATTTGTTTTTGCCCAAATGACAGAATTACAATTAGACTAAATAAGAGTGTTAGTAATTTTTTCATTTTTGTTCTGTTTTTTCTTTTAAAGATTCAATCAAGTTATCACCTTTTCTAACAATTGGATTCTTTGAAAGATCATCTATTTTCTTTTCAGTTTCTTTTTTCTTTTCTCTTTGTACTTGTAAATCACCCCTTAGAATCTGAATTTGAATTTCTTTTTGAGCGATTAGTTTTGAAACAGAGTCAATTTTAAATTCATATGCAGCTGCTTCTATCGAATCTTTTCTTGCCTCTTCTTTAAAGTATTCTACCTGGCCTCTTAGCTCCTCTCGTCTCTTTTCAAGCTCTTGTGCTTTCTGTTCATACATTTTAATTACTTTTTTGTATCCGGATGAGCCATAAAAATAACTAATAAGTAAAAAAATTGCAACTATTGAAATTACTATAATAATTAAATTTTTTGTATCAAAGCTTGATTTCATTTCTGAATTTTTTTTATATTTACTTATAATATATATTCTAAAACAAAATCTCTGTTTCTGTGAAGAAAATTTCGATTTTTGACTTTGATAATACTCTTTGTCTTACACCTGAACCAAAAGAGGGTCATCCAATTTATAAAAAAGTAACTGGTCAAGATTGGCCACATAAAGGTTGGTGGGGTAGATCAGAGTCACTTGATATGAATATTTTTGATATTCCATTGAACGAACCTGTTTATAAAAAATATCTTGATTCGTCTGACTGTTATAAAGTACTTGCGACTGGTAGACTTTCTAAATTAAGAAGTGAAGTCACTACGATCCTAGACAAGTACAATTTAATCTTTGATGAAGTTCATCTAAATCCTGGGATGGACACATTCAAATTCAAAACTGATTTGTTTGAAAAACTGATCTACAAATTTAGACCAGATGTTGTTACAATTTATGACGATCGTCAAACACATCTTCAAAGATTTAGAGAGTGGGTAAAGACAAAACCGTGTGATATTGAGATAGTCGATGTTACCAGATTATAAAATTAATTTAAACTTACAATAAACCAAAAATATAATAAATCTAAAATAATAAAGTATGAGTACAGTTACAAAAAAGAAATCAAAAACTAAATTAGATGAGATACTTTCTCAGCCTTTCAAACTAATTCTTCATAACGATGATTTTAATACTTTTGAGTGGGTTATTACTTGTCTTATGAAAGTGTGTGGACATGAATTTGAGCAAGCTTCACAATGTGCTCACATTGTTCACTTCAATGGTGAATGTGAAGTTAAATATGGCGACTTTGATATTCTTTCTACTATGAAGGATAAACTTGCTAATGCTGGACTTTCTGTCACAATATCACCCAATTAATTAGAGTTTTTGTTAATATAGTTTTTTATATTCTCTAAATCTTCTTTTGTAAGATTATCAATTGTGTGCTTTATTGTAAATCTAAGTTCCTCTTCTTCTGCTTTATTTTCTAATTCTTTTTCTATTTTAGTATCTTGATTTAAAGATGATTTAATTATTTTCCTTATATCTTTTATTGAAGGAGTTGAAATAAAATTTTGATCGGTTGGTATTTCCCTTGCAAGTGGTATTTCTGATTTGAACTCTTCAATTTCTTCCTCAGAGAAGTTTTTGACTATTGATAAAATTCTCCAATCAAGTTTATCTCTATTTTCTCTAATGAAATCTATAGATAAATCATTTGCACTTATAAGATTCCATAGTTGAAATTTCTCTATTATATTTTTGTAGAGTGAGATATTAGTTATCTTCTCAGATGAACTTAGATACAGTATCATTCTTTCCCAATTAATATACTCGTCATACTCTTTTATAAAATCTTCAGATAAAGTAGAGTAAGTTGACATATTTAATTCTGAGATATCCTCAATTGTAAAATATTCTAAAGTTATACAAGATTTTATGAAGTCTTCAGATAATTGTAACATCTGAATAATGATCTCTTTCTCTATTCCTTCAAATTCATCGTCACCTGGTGCCCACTTCAGCAAAAACCCCTCTGGAACTTCATAGTTTTTAAAAACTTCGATAGCACCTTGGTCTCTGAATAGATTCAATAGTTCTTTTTCTGTCATTTCAGTCAAGGTATCATTTTTCTTTATTTCTACAATTTTTATCTTATTCATAGTTTTATTTATTTTTAAAAGGATTATCCCATTTATTTGTAATTACACTATTTTTATATCTTAATTTTGATTTTTTTCTTATATCAAGTAGTTGTTTATAATCAACACCTTCTACAAAATCATTATTTTGAAGTATATCATCGATAATTTGTTTTAGGTAACCATCTTGTGTTCCATCAACAAAATCTTCAACGATTTGTTTAAATTGATTTTTTTGAAAAATGGCACACATATCAATTATCGTCATAACAGTGTCGTCATGTGAGGATCCATCCGCAGCGTATCTAACATTTCCTGCACTAGTTGTGTGTTTTATAAATGTTGTAATTTCCTGTATATTGATTTCATTTGTAATTATAATTGATTTATCTTCCATTTTATCTTGATATTCTTTCACAAGTAAATTTTTGTTATCTCCAACTTTTAATCCGATTTTTTCCTCTAAGGCATCTGCTCTATGTTTAAATCTAAAGAAAATTGAAGAACCATAATTATTTCTACCTTCAAGTACGTTTGGTAAATGTGCGAGTAATTCATTTCCATAGGTATTAATTTCTAGTACAATCTTAACATTTTCTGGATCGAAATATTCAAAAGCAAGTAGATAGAGTAATTCAGAAAGTTGTTGAACAGAAATTAGATTGTTTCTGAATAATCCAATTTGTTCAAGTCTAGCAAAATCGACTATCGATTTGTATCTATGACTTTGTTGGTTTATTAGTTCGATCGGTTTAATTCCGAGTTTAAATATATTTATAACTGTACTATCTTGGCCTAATCCTTCTGCGACATCAACTGCGAGTATTATTTTATAATTTTTTCTTTGAAGAGGACTGTAGATTTCATCATCTTGGCACCATTTCAAGTCTTGATAAGAGAATTTCAATTTGTCTTCGAATTCATCAATTTTTTCCCAGTCATACAGTTTTTTACCTCTATTCATTTCGTCTACCAATGTTTCACTTAATAAACTTCTTGAAGAGTTTATAAATCTCAAATCGTACTCTTGATTGAAAGCCTCTTCGCCTCCTATATCTTTAATCGTTTCTTTTTTCCAAGTTGTTATATCAGAAAATTCAAGAAGTCTGATATCTTTAAAGGACTCAGCTAGTAAATCTTCTTCAGTGCAACTAGTATTATTTAAGGTCGTTATGACCCATTTTTTTAGTTCCTCATTATATTTTAAGTTATGTTCTGTTAAGTTGCGAACCTTTTAGGAACTTGCCACCAATAAACTCTTTTAGCCATATAAGATGATTTCTCACCTTCTGGTTTTTCAGCTTCTGTTAATAATTTATGGAATAAATTAAAGCCATTTGGTGTTGACGTAATTATAATCTTTGAATTCTCAATGTTTGATACGGTGGGAAATACAGATTTATAAAATTTATCCGCAATGTTGTCCGGTAGATATGCAAACTCGTCCAAGTATAAAAAGTCTGCAGTTTGACCGATTGATGAAGTCTTTGTAGTTGCAAAACCTTTAATTCTGCTTTTATTTTCAAAAACCATAAATTTTTGATTCCAGTTAATAATACCTTGTTGTAAAAAAAATGGTAATCTTTGATAAATTTCTCTAATCTTATCAAGTACTTCAACAGCCGTGTCTAATTTATTAGCTGTTACTAGAACGTTTTTGTTATTATTAAAAAGAACGTAATGTAGCATCATTATAGACGAACAGATAGTCTTGCCAATTTGGCGACTAGCCATAAGTATATTAAATCTATTGTTAAAAAAATTATCAAGAATTTCTTTTTGATAATCTCTAAGTGGGATAATTATTGGCTGACCTTCTTCACCTTTAATATAACAATATGTAGAGGCGAAATAGTGAATATCAAGAGCACATTTTATATACTCTTCTTGTTCTTCAGGTGACATTTTAAAAACTAAACCTGATGTTCTGAGTCCAACAACTTTTTCAAAAAATGGATTTTCTAATCTACTTAAAACGAATCCATTGTTAATTTTTTCGGTTGCTTCATCGATCATTTTAGAATTCCAAATAATCTGTCTAGACATAAAATTTTAAAATTTTTGAAAAAAATCCACAAAGGTTAATTTATTGTATATATACTAATACTATGGGTACTATGTCTAAATCACAAAAAGAACATAATCGTATCAATGATGAGTTTGATATGATTCAAGAAGAAAATAGAGATTTCGATATTTCAACACATCTTGCAAAAATTGATGATCTTCCAGACTTAGGTCAAATTGAACTATATGACTATGACTCTGATTTAACTGTAGCTTCACACAAAGGGCTTGAAGTTATTGAATCACTTGTCGATTTGTATTTAAGTGAATTCGGCGACCTAAAAACTCATCCATATATTCGAAATAAAGTAAAAGAGGATGCTATGGTTTATGCTGAGACTCTCTTTTTACAAAAAATGACTAGAAAAAACTTTTTAACACAGCTTAGACAGATTGATAATGGTGATAACTCAGCTAGGATGCACGAAATTATTAATCAAACAATTCGTGAGATTAGAGAAAACTCTAAGTTTTCATCATCACAAAGAACGGAATTAGAGGAATATTATAAAAAGTTTAGAGAAGATCTTAGTGAAGTGGCTACTTCTTTACAAAAAGATACACCACAATCAAATGATGAGGGTCAAATAGTTGACAATAAAAAGCTTAATGATTTGATCAGTGAGGCTATGAAAAGAAAGAGGCCTTAAAATCTATTAAAGTTCTCAAAACTCTTCACAATATTTGAATATTCTAGTTGAATTTGAAATTCATTAAATTTATTTGCCTTATTGTGTGTATATTCTTTGATAGTTAAAAAATTATCATCATTTTTAATCTTATCTTTCACACTTAGTTTTATATCACTAGTAGTTTTCAATAGTAAGTTTTCTAATAATTTGTTCAAGTCTTTGGCCAGTGATATTGATTTTAAATTATCATCATAATAAGTTATTTGATTATAGTCATCAATTTTCTCAGCAGTTAATACATCACCATCAGTTTTCAAACCAATTAAATGTTGAAGTAATAATTTTGATTTTAAATAAGCTATATTATCTTCGTTTTTATTATAAAAAGTTTCAGAAATGAAATAATATTTTTTAATACTTAATCCTAATTCCTTCAATTTCTCCTCTAATTGAAGTATTTGGTTTTCAAAAATAGATTTATTGTTTTTTGAACAAATGATATAAATATCATCATTTGTATTTACTATGTTATTGAATATAGATATATCTAAGTCAAAATCTATATTCTTAGAAATTTCAGGATTTAAAAATTCTTGCATTGAAATTCCTAGATTTGAGATGTCAATTTTTAATTTCTTAGTTTTTACCTTTAGTAGATTCATAAATTCATTTGGCAACCAAAAGGTTTTACCATTGAAACTTAATTTATTACCGTGTGATTTATAAATTCCCGACTGATAAAGATTGAAATCAGATTTTTCAATTTTAAGAATCGGTACATTTGGATTGTTCTTATCAACAACCCAGGGTTTTGATTCTAGTTTTAAAATGATTTCAAGATCAATAAAATGAGCTTTCATATGTTATATATAAAAAACCCACTCTAAAAGAGTGGGTTTCTATTTGTAGTTTTTATATTTTTTATGCAAATCCTTTTTCTAATGCGAATTCGTATAATTTTGGTAAATTTAAATATTTAGAAAATGCGTTTCTCACATCTCCTGTTGTTTTTGATTTTTTTAGTATAGCTATTATTTTAAGTCCAAATTCTTCTTGATAATCTAAACAACAATCAATCCAATTTAGTTTGTAATTATTAGAGTATCTCCATTCTTTATCACCACCTGACAACCAGTAGAGTGATTTTTCAGGCGATATATTATAGAAATTTATATCATTTAACTCAATATCCCAAAATTTATTGTTTTTATTAACAGTTTTCATTAAAATTGCTATTGCCTCTGCTATGTCATTCGTTACTATATTTCCTATTTCAAAATAATAATTTTCACCTTCTTTATCTATTTTTATCAGATTGTCCGACCAGAAGTCGAATTTTCTCATAGTTTCTACTTTTTTAAACTTTCTCATAAAGACGTTTATTTTTTATATCAACATTGATTAATACCAGATTTCCATATTCCTTTGAATTTACCTCCCTCAAATATTCCATTTTCCCAAGTTCCGTAAAAATTGCCATTTTTAAATATCCCATAATTCCAGTTTCCTGAATAAAAGTCACCAGAATGCCATATTAAAGTATCTTTTTTGATTTCTATCTTGGCGTTCTCTATTTCAGAGTCTATTAGCCAATAATACTTTTTAGATGTAAGTATTTCTTCTATCTTTGATTGATTCTTAACCGATTTACTATCAATCAACAATTCTTCGTATCTCATAATTAAATATGAATTATATATTCAACTATTTTTACCACTTAATTTTCTACTCTCATTTTTTTTGAAATTTAAATATTGTAAAATAAAAAAAGTCCGAAATTCTTATTGGGTAAGGAAATTCGGACTGTTAATAAATTTTAAACAAACTTATGACTTTAGATCATCAAGGTATTTCTTCTCTTTTTTTGACAAGGACTCAATTCCTGATGTAGAGATCTTATCAAGAATATAATCCAAATAGTCTCGTTTGTGTTCAGATGTATCTCGTACTTCTCTCGATTTTATCGTCAAACTTGGTAAGTTCTTCAAATGTGTAATAAAGTCGGTTGAAAAGATGACTTCTTTCTTAACAGAGTGGTGAACAAGTCCTATAATTTTATGAGTATCTGAGTCAACAAATACTTTGGTATAACCGTCATTTGAAAAGTCGTAAAGCTGTTGAGCATCGAGATTGATGAGGTCATTATCAATAACAAGTTGTTCAAAGTCTTTCAATTCTGAAAATCTAAGGAGATGTATAGCTAGAACTTTCATATTTTTAATATTATTAAGTAAATATAAGCTATTATTATTTATTTGTCAAATTATTTTTTATATATACAAAAAAACTCTAAACTTTTTTATGAGAAAGATACTTACTAGAGATTCGTATTTAAATGAACTAAATTTAAACTTATATTCAAAGCATACAGGAATAAGTCCCATAAATGAAGAGGCACCTTTTGCTACAGATATACCTTGGGGTGATTCATTGATAGGTAGGTTGATAAACTCAGTTGCTAGAAAAACTAAAATTGCTTTTAACAAAAGAAGAATTAGCGGACTTGTGACTGGTCTAAAATCAATTTTTGATGAGATTTTAGAAGTAGGTAAGTATGAAATCACTGGAGATTCTCAAGAGTTTTTAACATTCATAAAAGTATCTGACTTATTAAAACTATTATCTACACAAGTTAAAGATGAAGAAGATGTTTCAGTGCTTATTAATACTACTAATCAACTTATTGATACAGTTAAAAGATACCCGTTTGAACAACAAGATAAAATGATTAGTGCTCTAGAGGAGTTTTTAGAATATCTCAAAGGTTTGAAAGGGTCATCAAAATCAGAAGATGATTTAGAATCAGGTGATGAAGATTTATCAGTTGATTCTGATGATTATAATGCTATCTTTTATAAGAATTCTAGATTGTTTTTACAATCGGTTGTTGATTTGTCTAGACTTATCAAGCAGAATGTTGTTAGAGTAGGAGGTGGTCAAGAAGAATATGATAATAAAATAATAACAAAGAAGTCACAATTGAAAGTTGGTAGTGAATATCTTTATTTAAACTCAAAGGGTGAAAAAATAAGATGTAAGCTTTTAAGTCTAGAGTATAAAGTAGAAAGAGCTCTAGACAAAAAGTGGATGACAAGTGATGATAAGAAAGGTTCTAAACTAAATAGTGATCAGGCATGTGTAGTCTATAAAATGAAGAGTTCTGACTATAATGATAATTATAAAAGTGAAGTAGTAGAAGTTCTAAAATTATATAATCTAGAAGGTAAAGAGCCTTCGAAGACAGATAAACCTACTGAAAACATTTCAACCTACTTTGATGTTGAGAAGTTTAAATCTTTAGAAAAAACTTGGACTAGTTCAAAAAATTCGTCGCAACTACAGCAGTTAATCAAGATGTGTCAATCAGCAATTAAGATTTATACAGCTAAAAAGGATACGGCAAATATAAAATTCTTCACTGATAAATTAAATACGTTTTTGATAACTCTTGCTAGACAACAAGCTAAATCATTAGGAATATCAACTACGGTTCAGAAAAAAATCGCTAAACCTGGTGGTGGATACAGTTACCAAGATACTGGAGTTCAGAAAAACTTGAAACAATTGCAAGACGATATTTCAAAATTTTCGAAAAAACCTTATTCAATAGATATATCAGTTAAGGTAAACGCATCATTTGAAAATGACTTGTCCTATTATGAACTGGTCAATGAAGTTGAAGCCAATCTCGGTAAATCAGAGGTTTTGGCAAATAATGCTTGGAGAAAGGTAGTAAAGGCACATAATGATTCTAAAATAGATGGTTTTATTAAGATTATCGAAGACTTATTATCAGTATCTTCAAAAGATGGAAAAGAAAACTTTAAAAACGCTAAAAAAGATATCAACGCTATCTGTAAACAGGTAATATTAAATAAATCAACAGTTGGCACTGTAATTTCCTTTGAAAACTTAATTAAAGAAGCTGTTAATGTCAATGATATCTCTAAATCAATATCACTTTTTGCTAGAGTAATACTTGCATTTAGAGAAGACATGACACTTGTTGGTAGTTATGGTTCAGCTATAAAACCACTTAAAACTTTTATTAGTTCTTTTGATTTGTTAGATAAAACATTACCTAAGCTCACAAAAGAATCGGTTATTAGATATAGTAATTTCAGACAATTAAACGAAAGAAATGAATTTTCTTCTGAGATAAAAGATAAGTTTAATGAAATTTTCACAGAAGACGTGAAAGAATTGTTTAGTGTTAAAAATAGAGAAGAGTTAGAAAAAAGAGTGAAAGAGGTTGAAGAGGGTGAATTAGTTATTTCAACTTCTGATCCAATAATAGAAATTGTTAGATTATTTAATAGAGCTTGGAGAATACACACTCCTGGTGTGATACCTTCTGGTAGAACAGGAGGTAAAGTCTCTAATTCAGTCTTTAGAGAATATGAGAATTTAGGAGGCGGAAGTGGAACACCAGATAGTCCAGGTTCCGGTCCCTATAGAAATATAGAATTATATGAACAGTGGTTTGAAGCGGTTCAAGATATATTAAGTGATACTAAGTACCGACCAATTTTTAGTGAAAATACAACATTTATTTTTAGAAATGAAGAAACTGGTGGTTCTGGTGATCCAATAAAAAGACCCGGTAAGATACTTTTATCTTTTATTAATAACTTACTTAGTGAAAGTAAAATGTACAACAAGGGTGCTATGACACAATTCATAGAGGATTATTTCAAATTAAAGGGTGAAAAACTACCAACTTTGAGTGAACCAGGCTTTGAAAGCGATTTAAATGACAACCAAGAGACCTCTAGTTCGGTAGTAGTTGATGAGCTTAAATATGTTAAAATAGATTCTATTAAAGAATTTAATAAATATTCTGGAGATTTAGCAAAGTTATTTTATGATACAGCTGTTGATAGCGAATCTGGAGATGCATTTAGAGAAAAATACAAAAATATTAGTTTCAAGGCCAAGGCAAAAATTGGAGATAAAGAAAAAGTATTTTTCTGTACATATAAGGGAATTGCTATGGGTTACCCATTAGTTTTGATGGCAACTGGTAATTTTCCTTTTAACTTCACATCAGTTTCTGGTGACATTAAAAAGACTGAATCTGTAAAAGACATTCTTTTATCTAGTCTTTTGAAATCTGGTGCTACTTTGAAAGTTGGAAGTACAACTAAATTAAGATGGATTGATATTAGTGAACCCAGAAGAGATACTTTAAATGATGGTGAAAATGATACAAGAGTTGATGTTGAAATTGTTTCTTTGGATATTTTGGTTAATAAAAAAGATAATTCACCTTATCTAGGATTCATTAATAATTATACTCCTGGTAAGATTAAGACCACAATAGAGACTAATTATGTTAAAAGTAATGTGGCTAAAAATATATTAACTGAGAAATGAAAACCTTAAAAACATATGAGGGATTTTTTAATTTTTTTAGTAAAAAAAAGGATGCCGAAGTAAAAAAAACTTCTCCTAAAAAAACATTTACTATTCCATTTTTTTCTAAAGAAGATGATGCACTGGCTCAAAAAATATACAGTTCTTTAAAACAGTCTTTAGAATCAGGTGATGGTAAGTCCGGTAATATAGGAAAATACGCTGATTATAAAAGAACTATCACCTTTACTTCAAATTCAAATGTGTATAATATAGCAATTCAAAAATCTTCTTCACCAAGAAGAGGTTCTACTAAACTATTTATTGGGGTATCAAAACCAGAATACTATACACTCGTTATTAACAATAAACAATATAATGTATCAGAAGGTGTTTGTAAAAAGATTTGGGATTTATTAGATAAAACGTATTCTAAGTCTTGGAAAAATAAAGAAGAAATCCAGAAAGATTTTGAGTAACATTGCACCATGAAGTATTTAAAAAAATATACATTTTTTTTAGAAGCTAATGAGCTCGAGGGTACTGATGATGTAAAGTCAGTGGCTGAAGATCCTGGATTAGACGCAGAAACTAAAAAGATTCAATTGAATGCTCTTCAGGATGCACAAAATGTTTTAAAGGAATTTCAAGCTAAAAGACAACAGATGGAGAATATCTTCAATGATCAAAAGATTGCGAATGACTCGGAACTAGAGCAAAAATTACTTTCAACTGTTTATAATAGTAAGAAAGAGAATAGACAACGAAACAAGTATTTAAAAGAATTTGAATCTATTCTAAGACAAGAGAGAAGAAAGAAGGCTTTACAAACAGCAATTTCTAAAGACGAGGATAGGATTAAAAAGACAAATGATGATATCAATAGGTTAAACGATGAAAATAATATGGAAGTCACTCCAGATAGATCTTCTCAGATAAAATTAAGTTTAGATAGAAATAAAAAGAAATTAGTAGAGCTAAGAGATAATATTCAGAAGAACAAGACTATGCTAAATCGAGATATACTTAATTGGCAAAAGAAGAGAGAAGACTTCAAGAAAGACATGAAAGACGAAGAGGAGAGAATAAAAAAACTCGCAAGTAAAATATAAAAATAGAAAAAAAATGATTTTTTCTTTTAATATATAAAACATAAAATAAAAAATAATTAAAAAATATGGCAATTCAAATCGGTAAATACAAAAGACCAGGTATCTTCATCGAAGAGATTGACAAGACCATTGTGACCAGTCCGATTCCGGATACTGGTTTTGCAAATCTTGTTATTGGTTTTTCTAGAAAAGGACCAGTTAACTCAGCTATTCTTTTGAATACATTGAGTGATCTTGAGAACACATTCGGGTCTATTGATAGAGGATTAGAAAGAAGAGGATCATTCTTTCATAGAACAATTACAAAAATGTTAGAGGCAGGACCAATTTATGGTATGAACCTTTTGTTGACAGATGATACACTTGATACAGTTGAGTATCAATCATTATCTGCAACTACATTTAAAAATAATGATATCGAAAGAATAGATTCTTTTAGAAAATTCTTTGATACAACAGGATTCTGGAAAAGAGATCCCGAGGCATTCGTTGATCTTACAAGAAACAATCCTGGTTATAATGGTCGTGTATTAAATCTAACAAACTTAGGTGATAAATATATTACAGTTTTTGTAGTTAAATCACAAATTAGTGGTTTCAACAGATCAATGCTTGAGTGGTATGGCTCTAAGGAAAAGCTTCCACCATATGTTTATCCTACAGATTTGGCATCTGACTACTTAGTAGATGTCGTGGTTGTGGGTGGAGATTGGTCTAATTACAGTGAATTGTCTGTGGATCCTAGATGGACACTTTATTTTGCAGAGGATGGTTTGAAAAAGAATCAACTTAGTGCATTTGCTAATGATAGAAATGTCACTTTGCTAGCGTATTATGAGGGAGTGTCTTTGATTCCATATTTTAGAGATTTAAATGGTAGAAATATATTTATTGAATCTATAATAAACAAAGATACTGACAAAACCGGCTTATTCTGTGCATTTAATAACGAACTTTTTGAAACAGATTA